ACCAAAATCAAATGCGTCTGGTTGATATTTAGTTACATCACTTGCAGTTATTACGTCAGCACCTGTATAATTAGCCATATGTTACTTCCAAATTATATAAATTATTAAACAAGCTAAAGGGATAGAATACATAGGGTTATTTTTAGCTTTAACCCATATCCATTTAACTTTCTTTTTAGTCTTTAGCCAAATCCACTTGTTCATCTTTTTTCTTTCTTGTCTTACGTTTCTTAGGTTTAACTTCTTCGATAATTTCTTGCTTAACCTCTTTAACTTCTTTTACAACATCTTGAACAGGTTTAAAACCTCTAAAATCATACATCACTTTATTAGTTTCATAATCTAACTGACTTCTAGTGATTGTTTTGTTACCTCTTTTTAAAGTAACCATTGTTTCATTTGATAATACTAATTTTACCATTTTTATCTCCTATTAGTTAATTGCGAGGGCTATTTCTAGCCCCCACAAAGTATTCAATTACTATTGAATAGATGAATCGTAATGTAATTCTACACCATATGAATCATGGATTTCTCCAACACCATATACTGATGTAGCAACGATTTCGTCTGCTCTTAGAGAAGCATCTCTTTGAGTTTCGATTTTAACGTCTTGCATCATTGCGATTGCTAATGCGTCTTTATGGAACGCACCACCTTTGTAATCACCAGCAGTACCTGTGTTAGCCATATTTGAAGTTTCAAATATTGGCATACCAGCTAATCTACCAACAAAACCAGCACGTAGTGCTTCGTTTGAAGTTTCAGTATCTAAACCAGCAAAAGTATTAGTTAAGCCAGATTTTAGATCGTAAGCGATTTTAGGGTGAACTACAACTGCACACTCGTTAGCTGGTAATGCATTTGCTCTTAAAGTTGAAAGAGCATTAAAGATTACTGCTGGAGAGATTGCTGCTGTACCATCTCCAAGAGTTACACTAAAGCCATCAAACAATGCAGTTAAATCTGCGTCTTGTTTTCTTGCTAGTGCTTCTCCGAATAACTTACCAATGTCTGCTGCAACATTTCTTGGTGCAGAGTTTCTTGCTAAGTCAGTTAGAGTAGTCATAACACCAACTTCAGAAGCTGTAATAGTTACTGAACTTGGGTCAATCGCTGTATTAGATAAGTCAGTTGCTTCAGCTACTGCTGCTGCACTTACTTGTGCATAGACAGGAACTTCAACTGCTTTTCCACCACCAGAGATCGCATAGTTTTTAACTAGGTTTCTCATAATGGATTTTTCAGATGCTACAAATTGAGCCTCTGCTACTATCTCTGTGTATAGTTCCGATAGTGTAGAACTTGTGCTTTCGTTAGCCATGATATTATCCTATTATTATTATTTGTTTAAGTTAATCTCAACAGCACCTGAATCACGTTTTGCTCTATATTCTGCATAGGCTTTACGATCTTCTGGCTTTGTTAAGTCCAAGTCCTGTAAATTGAAGGGTTTAACAGTTTTACCACCGATAGCACTCTGGCTTCCTGAACCAGACAATGACCCTTGACGGAAATGTGGGTTACTATCTAAGAACTCTTTTACTCTATCTTCGATTGTCAAAAGTTCTCCTTTTGAGTTATATCTCACATTAGAATTATTATCAACTATTTCTATTCTTCCATCATCAGTATATTTTACTTCATCTTTTAATAAAGCAACTACTTGTGCTGGACTAATAGCTTTGTTTGAAGAAGCAACAGATAGAATAGAGTTATCAACCTTTTCTTTTTTAATTTGGTTTTTGTATCTATTTAATTCTTGTTCCTTTTCAGATAATCTATCTTGCATAATCTTTTCAAGGTCTTGTTTAGTTTTAGCTTCTTCTAATTGTTTCTGTTTAATTATTTCAGCTTTTTGGTTTTCTTCTTCTTGAAGTTTCTTTTCGTATTTTCTTCTTTCAGCTTCAAGTCTTGATGAAATTACTTTGTCAAGTTGATCTTGTGTAAATTTCATTTCTTTTACTTCTTGTGTTTCTTCTACTTTTGTTTCAGTAGGTGCTTCTGTTTGTTCAGTTATCGGTTGAACAACCTCGTTTTCTTGCGTCATGTAAGACTCCTTGTTTGTTTATATTATTAGTTCTCCAGCTTCGTCATACCAATCAGGATTGACATAACTCCATTGGTGTCTGCAATTATAACCCCCACGAACTATTAGAGGATTACCAGACTTCTTACCCTTCCAACTTCTACTATTCCAAAGTGCGTTCACTTCATCAATGGTAAAAAGTCCACCTTGTCGTTTGTTATATACTCCATTAATTACATTTCTGCAAATCTCTCTAGTTGTTGGAATTACATCTCCATAGTATTTGACATAAGTTAAACCAGCATCTTGCGACTTGTTAAGGTTTAAAGTTGCGTCAAAATCTCTTAAAGAATCATTTAAAATCTGTCCAGCATATCGTTTCATGTTCTCTCCAGCACGATCTCTAGCAAATTTAGATTGTAATGTTTGAACAGACTTATCAACTTTAGCTTGAATTGTAGCATTGTCCGAATTTTGATTTCTTTTAATATAATTAACTAATCTTTGAATCTCTGGGTCATCAGAACTAGCATATATTCCATTAATAGTTTGTCTAAGTTCTTTTTCTAATAATGTAAAATCTGAACCAACTAATGTATTCTGATAAACTTTTTCTGATAGCTTTCTTGTAAATGTATTTGATACATCTTTAAACTGTGTGAAATATTGTTGTTTTAAATTTTGAATTAGTGCCTTATCGCCTTTAGTTATTTCCTGAAACTCAATAGGTATATTACCAATACGTTTAAATGCTTTCTCAATTCGTTTAGCTTGTTTGTTAAAGCCTTCTCTAACAACTGTATCTGACCATGCTAAATATTCTCTTTCAAGAATAGCTTTTATTTTTGGTCTAATAGCAATAGCTGATTGTAGTTCTATTAACTTTCCATCTGTTGTAGGTAATCTTCCAGCAAGTGAAACTACTTCTGCTTCTATCTTATCTAATGTTTTAATTAAGGTTTCGTAATATTTAGCTTCAGCAAGTTCTATTTGCTTAATACGATATTCTGTTGCGTCTTTGATTATATCTGACATTCATTAAATTTGTTCTTCTTCTACTTCTTGATCTTCTTCTACTACTTCGTCTTGTGTAAATTCTCCAACTTCTGAATTACTATCTATCTCATCAAATATATCATTTAGTTTTTCATCATCATCAACTACTGCTCTAGCTATTTCTTTGTCTATCTCTTTCATTAATGTAGGAGATTGAACATTGATTGCTTTTGCTTGTTGATAGAACATAAGATCAGTTGCGTAATCTCTAATGTTAAATGTATCTGGGTAATTAATCTCGCCATCAAATGTAGTGTTTTGGAACATAGCATATAGATTAAATAATTGTTCTTCTGCGATTTGTAAGTTGTCAGCTTTTTCAGATAGTCTAGCATTAAGTAATTCAAATTCAGTTTGTAATGCTACACCAGATGATATACCTGTTTTTGTAGTTCTAATAGCACCTGTGTGTGCAATTCTATTTATAGATTCAACTTTGTTGTTAATTGAATCCATTATTGATTGTAAGCTAGAACCTGATGGTTGTAATAAATAAGGTTTTAAGTTTGGCTCTAATTCATCAGGCATTTCTATAACTGCACCAGCACCAGCACTTGCATTAACACTTGGAGTTTTAACTAAAGATGGGTGGTTTGTTAATCTGATTAATTGTTCCATTTCAGAGTATTCATTGTAAATAGATTTTTGAAGATCAGCTATATCAGTTAAATCTGATTGACCAATTCCTCTCTTATGAGATTTAGAATTATATAAAACAACTGCTGGTATTTTACCAATCGTATTAGGAACACTATCTACTAATTTAGGTTCTTCTCTTTCTGGCATATACAAAGTATCAATTCTATCTAAGTACCAAAGCCTCATGTAAGTGCCACCTTCTCTATCAACTTCTTCTCTAATCTTTAAATAATCTAGTTCGTATTTACCATTAGGTTGTCTAACATAGTTCCAATCTAAAACATTTTCAGAAGTAACGATTGATAAGTAAGGTCTGATGTCTTGGTCTAATTCTTCTGCTGCTGTATTAGTTTGAATATTAGGCTTATCTAAAATCATAAAACATTGACCATAGATTGAAGCATAGTTTTGTGCTTGTTTAATTACTGCGTTTAAATTGTTACCTTCTAAGTCTGCGTCTTTTAAAAAGTTTTGTAATGAAGCCTCGTCTTGCAGAGAACCAAAATCTCTACTTGGTCTAACTCTAAATAAAAATGATGAGTATATTTGAATGATGTTTTTACAATGGTTATCACATGGAGTGTTAGCTAGTCTTTGATTGAACTCGTTATCTAATTCTAAATTGTATCTGCTAAGATACTGTCCTGTCATATAGTCATAACCACCATTATAAGATCGGATATAGTATTCCCAATTATTAATTGTTTCTGCGTAATCTTTGTGGGTTTCGATTGCTTGATCTCTAGTGTATGCCATAATTTATTTCATTGTCCATCTTGAAGGAGGGTTAAATCTTACCTGTGTAGTTAATGGTTTTAAGTAATCAATCATATAACCAAGTGCGTCATTCATATGATCGAA